AAAGAAGAAAATTCGCTCAATCTTCTCATGAATATTTAATTGAACAATTACAATTCACTGGTCGTGAATCCGCTTCTAACAAAATCAAATTAAATTTCAATCATCCTGTTAAAGAATTAGTATGGGTTGTACATAAACCATCTAGCACAGCGCTCACTGCTAACAACAATTGGTTTAACTATACTGCCACACCTGATGTAGTGACCGCTACTAACGCTAAAACTTATAGTACTGCTGCTGCTTTGTTAGGTCCATCGGGTATCGCTGAGAATGGTGTAACTCAAGGTAAATTAATATTAAATGGCAATGACCGATTCTATTCTAGAGACGGTAGATATTTCAATTTAGTTCAACCTTACCAACATCACGAAAATGTACCAAATAATGCAGGTATTAATGTATATTCTTTTGCATTAAAACCTGAAGAACATCAACCATCTGGAAGTTTGAATATGTCTCGCATAGATACTGCTGTATTAGACTTACAATATCATGGTTCCACTACCGCTGATAAACAAGTATCTATATTCGCTGTAAATTACAACGTATTAAGAATATTATCTGGTATGGGTGGCATTGCTTACTCCAACTAGATATTTTTTCTGTTTTTTTTTCTATTATTATAGTATAAGATACATATAATATATGGGCGGCGGTTTATTACAATTAGTTGCTTATGGTGCTCAAGATGTTTATCTAACTGGTAATCCACAAATAACATTCTTTAAAGTTGTTTATAGAAGACATACAAACTTCGCTCTAGAATCTATACAACAAACTTTTAATGGTACTGTTGGATATGGCAGTAGAGTAACTAGTACTATTGCTAGAAATGGTGATTTAATATCGAGAGCTTATTTAGTTATAAAATCGTCTGCAAATAATTTATGCCCCTATTTTGGTTTACGGGTCGTAAAGCATGCTGAAGTTGAAATTGGTGGTCAAAAAATGGACAAACATTATTCGGATTGGATGTATATCTGGAATGAATTATCATTGCCAGTATCAAAAAAAGAAGGTTATTTCAAAATGGTTGGTGGTTCAGGAAGCAAAGGTAGTAAAACATTAACAGGTTCACCTGTTCTTAGTGAAACTAATTTTAAATCAGTAACACCTGGCACTTATTATCCATTAGTACTTGGGGGTAGTGGCTTTGGACTACAATTAAAAGTTGTTGTTGGAGATGGAGGCGCCGGCGCTCTTACTACAACAATTGAAGAAAATGGTGCTGGATATACATCTGGAGATACATTTACATTAGACCTTAGTGTTTTTGAAGAGAATTTGATAACTGGTAAAGACAAAATAGAAGATAGTAGTGATAATCCAATTGCTTCTGTAACAATAGACTCCGGTTTGACTTTCGCTTCATTATCAGATGCAAATGCAAATGAATTAGATACATTATATGTACCTTTAGAATTTTGGTTTTGTAGAAATGTTGGTTTAGCTTTACCTTTAATTGCTTTACAATATCATGAAGTTAAAATTAATATTCAATTTGAAGATGCTAAAAAATGTACAAATGGTTTTGGTGATAAATTACCAAGTACTATGGATTTATCTGCTCATTTGTGGGTAGATTATGTATATTTAGATACAGATGAAAGAAGAAAATTTGCACAAACATCACATGAATATTTAATAGAACAATTACAATTTACAGGGTTTGAATCATTAAGTAATAAAGTAAGACTAAATTTCAATCATCCAGTTAAAGAATTAATATGGACTATAACAAGTAATAAAACTGAAAGACCTAACGAAAATTGGTTTAATTATACAAATAATGAAACTGTAGTAAATGTATTAGACCTATATGATTATGATGATATTAAAAATTTATTAGGACCAAATAGTAAAACAGCAAATCCTGTTAATGGTGCAAAATTATTATTAAATGGCAATGATAGATTTACACAAAGAGATGGAATGTATTTCAATATGATACAACCATTCCAACATCATGAAAATATACCAAATAATACAGGTATAAATGTATATTCTTTTGCATTAAAACCGGAAGAACATCAACCATCTGGAACATTAAACATGTCTCGTATTGATACATCTTTCATTTCTCTCGATTATGATTCAGCAAAATATAATAACAATAGTGTTTTTGCAATATATGCAATAAATTATAATGTATTAAGAATATTATCCGGTATGGGTGGTATTGCATATAGTAATTAAATTATTGAAATTCATATAAGACTATTTTTTTTCTCCTATTATAGTATAAAGATATTATATGGCTGGCGGTCTATTACAATTAGTAGCATATGGTGCTCAAGATGTTTATCTAACTGGTAATCCTCAAATTACATTTTTCAAAGTTGTATATAGACGTCATACTAATTTTGCTATAGAATCTATTGAACAAACTTTTAATGGAACTTCTAGTATTGGTTCTAGAGTAAGTGTTTTGGTTACTAGAAATGGGGATTTAATAAATAGAATATATTATAAAGGTAAAATAACAAATAACCATCAAAATAATGCGTGTGCTTTAGTGCCATATTTTGGTTTAAGATTATTAAAAAATATTGAATTAGAAATTGGTGGTCAGCGCATAGATAAACATTATTCTGAATGGATGTATATATGGAATGAATTAAGTATGCCTGTTGGCAAAAAAGATGGTTATGATAAAATGGTTGGTGGCAATAAACGAAATAGTTCAATATTACTACCTAGTGGAGAATCATATACTCTATATGTTCCTTTAGAGTTTTGGTTTTGCAGAAATGTAGGGTTGGCTTTACCATTAATTGCATTACAATATCATGAAGTTAAAATTAATATTGAATATGCTCAATTGAGTGATATGGTTGATGCAACTCCTGGAAATTGGTCTTATGATAATGATACACGAGTGTCACAAGATAATTCACATTCATCTAATTCGTCTAGAACAATTGAATTAGAAGATTCTGAATTATGGGTTGATTATATTTTCTTAGACACAGATGAAAGAAGAAGATTTGCACAATTATCTCATGAATATTTAATTGAACAATTACAATTTACAGGTTCTGAAAGAATAACATCTGGTGTTACACAAGGGGGGCAAACATCTTTAAAAAGTGTTAAATTAAATTTCAATCATCCTTGTAAAGAAATTGTATGGGTCGTAAAACCTGATTCTGTTCCTTCGGGAAATGTAACTTCAGAAACAGTGTATAGAATAGATGCGCACCCAAGTAAACCATATTGGAATAATTATTCTAATAATCAATATAATGAATATAATCATTATGATTCTATTGTGACGGCGAATGAACCAACTGATTATAATTGTGAGAATCCTGTAAAAGCAGTGAAATTACAATTAAATGGAAATGAAAGATTCGGTGAAAGAGAAGGTGAATATTTTTCTGTTGTACAACCATATCAACATCATGAGAATACTCCAGGTGAATATAAAAAAGGTATTAATTTATATTCTTTTGCATTAAAACCAGAAGAACATCAACCATCCGGAACTTTAAATATGTCTAGAATTGATAGTGCTCATTTACAAATTGCAACAGAAAAAACTGGTCTAATAAATATATTTGCAGTTAATTATAATGTTCTTAGAATATTATCTGGAATGGGTGGTTTAGCGTATTCTAATTAAAAAATGATAATTTTATTATTTATTTTTTTAATATTATGTTTAGAACAAACTTAGTACTAATTTTATTTATGTTATTTATAAATTATAACATATATGGTTTTGTAATGATACCGATTATTAAAGAATATAAATTAATTAAAGTTAATCATAATAAAGTAACAAGGATAAATTTATTTAATTTAACTAATAATTTAGAATATAAAGATAACTTGGATAACAAATTTGAAATTATTCAAGAAAAATTCTTATTATTTTTCAAAGTTTTAAGCGATATTTTATTAATATATATCAATGTATTTAATATATTTTATATTTTATACATTATTAAACATATGTAATAATATATAAAATAATAATAATATATATTTATTAATATTATGATATTTATATATTTACTATTATTGATTAACATTTATGATGTATTTAGTTTTAATTATTTGAAATTTAATAATAAATTTAGATCAAAAAAAACTATTTTATTTGAAAATAAATACAATAATATTTATTTAAATAAAAATAATTCACGTGTTTTACAAACATCAACTTATTTAGAATCATTGGAAAAAAAAATAACATTGAAAAATCCAAAAATTGTTACAAATATTTCATTTGATAATATAATGTTATATAATAATTATATTGAAACTATTTATGATAATAAAAATAAATTTTTAATAATTGAATTCAAAAATAATACAAGACATGTTTATTATTATATCAATAATTATTTACATATTGATGAAATAATAAAAAATTCAAATATTTATTATATTAATTTACATGATTATCCTAAATATATAATAAATAGTCCTTTTGGTTTTTTTACATTTGAAAAAAAATAATAATAATTAATAAGAATGATTAAAAATATTAAAATAATATTATTTATATTATTTATGATGATAATATCTGTAATATTAATTATTATTATTAATAAATATACAGAAGAGGAAAAATTTACAGAATTATCAGATACATTAGCAATACCAGAAGTACAAAAAAAAGCTGATTTAATCGATAATGAAGATGCCATAATTGCATCTGATGATAAAACATTAAATGAACAAATAAAATATATTTCTGGTCCAAGAGGTCCTCGTGGTGATAGAGGACCAATTGGACCTCAAGGGGGCGAATGTAAATGTAAAATGCCATTACTAAAATTTATAGATCAAGAAGGTAATATATTAGCAAAATATCCAGAGAATAATTATCCATCACTTGATGAAATAATAGAGGATGACTTAGTAGAATTGACAATACCTGTACCAAGTGGTAATAAGGGCGAAACAGGGAGTCAGGGAGTAATAGGACCAAGTGGTTTTGGTTATCCAAATGATTTATAATATGTATTATATATTATGATAATACCTAAATATCTTCCTGACGATATAGTAGATTATATATATTCTTTAATATTATATGAAAAACCAAAAGTATTATTAGATGATATAAAAAATTATTATTCAACAATACAAAAAATTAAATATTTAGAAAATAATTTAATTATTAATAAATTATTTGAATATAATTTTATAGATTTTACAGTACCAAAACCAATTTCAACATTATATAGAAATAATCATAAAAAAAATACAAAATTATTAATTAATTTGTGTTTTGCAAAAAAAAATCTTAAAGAAAGACATAAAATGTTAGAAAAGATATTTACGACATCTCTTTATAATATATTATTATTAGAGTAATTTAGCTTCTTTCATTACTCTAATTAGTCTAGTTAAACCAATACCACCACCTGATCTTTCAAAAAAATCAAATTCTAAAAATTCTTCTAATTCTTTATCAACTCTTTCTTTTGTAAAATTACTGTATAAAATATTCGCATAACTTCCATCACTAATTTCGTGAAATTGTCTTCTCATTTCTTCTCTATCTGTTGATCTTTGTGCACTACCAATTGTTTCAATACCATTAATAATAACATCGATTTTTTTTGCATATCCGCCGTAGTCATTGTCGTCATCTGCCTGTTTCATATTCCAAAAGGGTGAGCTATAATTTGGGAAATGTTTTAAGAAAAATACAGGTCCATTATCTTTATAGAGTTGTGTTTCGTGTTCGTGTTCTAATTCTCTAACACCATATTTATGAGCAACATCCATATAATCTCCTTCTGGATATTCTTTGTTTTCATAAAATTTACCGAAACCAAGATGATTTAGAAGTTCTACTTCCATTTTTTTCATTGCTTCCATATCACCTTTCATTTCAAATTCGAACATAGGAAAGATTTTGTCATGTCTTCCAGGAACTGGATTTGGTTCATTTCTATAACTTGTACTTACGCAATAAAAACCTTTAGCTTCTGGATTGGATAATAGTTCATATTCTAACCACATTTGACCAGTTTGTGGTAAAGGCCAAACTTGACCGGCATAACTATATGTTGAAATTGTACGAGGATCTTCGCATGCCGCGAGAATACTTAATCTACTTTGGGTATGAACTTCTTCAAAACCTTTCGAATCAAAAAATTCTCTTAGTTTTTTAACGGTATTTGTATAATCGCAATTATTTATAATACCAATTTTACTCGTCATTTTTTTCTTTATATATGACTATTTTTTTCCTTAAGTATTTTTAAAAAAATGAAAATTATATTATTTATATTAAAATATATGAATAATTTCAAACAAGATACATTCTATTTTAATTTATTAAAAACAAATAATATTGATTATAATTTAATAAATTTATTAAATTATAATATTAATGATTGGAATATAAAGAATATTGTAATAAATTTTCAAATGTATATTGTATATTTTATTGTATATCATAATAGATTATTTATAAAACCTATTTATAATTATAATACTGAAATATTTAAAGAAATATTTCATTTTAATTTTCTAAATTGGTTTCGTACTGATAAAATTGTAGAAATTGTCGAGTATGAATAAAATTAAAAATTGATTTTTTATATATGGAATTATATATATATATATAAAATAGAGAAAACTAGAAATATGGAATTTAAAAATGATTCCGAATTAATAAGAATTATTAATAGTATTTTAGAACTCAAAGAAGATAGTTTTAAAATATCTGTTAATAATAACGATTTAAATTGGACTGAATACGAATTTAATAATTTTGTAAACTCGATTTCTAATACCGATTTTGAAGAAATTATTAATAATGAAATATTAGAAGTTGAAGATGAAAATGGTAATATATTAGTTATTACAGATATATCAAATATATTAAAATATTGTAATAGCGATGTTTATAGTAATATTAATAATTATAAATGGATTAGTAAAAATTCATTATATAATAATTTAGAAAAAGATTTATTTGATTATCATATTTATTTTGATATAATTAAAGAAAGTAATATTGAAAAAGAACCTGAAAATTGGAAAATTAATAAAAAAAAATTTAAAATAACTAAAAAATTTTCATATTTAGATAAAAAAAATAATATTGAATATTCCGCTATACTTGAAAGAAGTGAAAATGAATATTTTACAAACTTAAAAGAGTCTAATATTTTTAAAAAAAAACAGGATTATAAATTCGAAATAACAATTACTAATGATAGTAAAGAATATATTATTCAATCTTTACTTAATTTATTACATTATATTACTCAATATCCTAAAATTATAACAAAAGAAACGCAAAATAATGTTTTGAAAAAATATAATGATTTGATTAAAGATGATGTTAAAATTATGTCATATAATAAAAAAGGATCTATACCATTATTAACACCCAAACCTATTACATTAGAAAAAGTTAATTTAATTGACCCAAAAGAATATGGTTCAGTAAGTATATTAGAGGGTTATACTGTTACAGAGAAAGCAGATGGAGAAAGATTATTAATGTATATTGATGATATTGGTGATATATATATGATTAATAATACATATAATGTTATTAATACTGGTTTGAAATCTTTATCAAATTTATATAATAGTTTAATTGATGGTGAATATGTTACTTGTGATAAAAGAAAGGATAATTCGTCAAAACATTTATTTGCGGCATTTGATATGTATTATATTAAAGGAAAAAATATTACAAATTTACCTTTACTTGGTGATCTATCAAGATTAACACATTTAAATTTTTCGAAATCATATATTGAAAACTCTAAAACTAATGTTGAATTTACTGTTAAAAAATTTTTATATAATGATAAAGATTCTTCTATATATGAAAAATGTAAAGATATTTTAATAAATCATAAATCTTATCCCTATGAAATTGATGGTTTGATTTTTACTCCAGCTAAATTACCATTATATTCATATTATGCTAATAAACCTGTTCAAATTACTGATAATGTTCGATGGGATAGATTATTTAAATGGAAACCACCTGAACAAAATACTATTGACTTTTTAGTTAGATATGGTAAAATTGTAAAAGAAAATGGTGAGAAATATAGAGAATTAAAATTATTTGTGGGTTATAATTCATCACAATGGGAAGATATTGGTCCAACGAAAGGTTTACGATTAAGATATGATCATAAATATGCTAAAGAACAAAGAAATAATTTAGTATCTTATATCCCGACATTATTCAAACCTACTATTTACTATGAAACAGGTATAGAAATTGCTTTAGTTAAAATTAATAGTAAAGGAACTATATTAACACATGACAATCAATTAATTGAAAATAATTCAATTATAGAATTTAGTTATGATGTAAATAATAAAATTTCTATAAATCATAGATGGAACCCTCTTCGTGTTAGAGATGATAAAACAAGACTTTATAGTAAAGGTGAAATTAGTAAAACAATGAATGATTTAAATATTGCAATTAATGTTTGGCGATCAATACATAATAGTATTACAAATGCTATGATTATTGGTAATCAGGATACAAATATTAATAAAGTATATAATAATACAACTGATAAAATTTTAGAATCAGATGACGTATATTATAGTAGAAATATTCCTAGAGATTCATTATTATCAATTCATATGTTAAATTTTCATAATCAAGCTATTAAGAAAAAATTATATGAATATTCTAAAGATAGAAATTCTTTATTAGAATTATGTGGTGGTGAAGGTGGTGATATGAATAGATGGATTGAATATAATTATTCATTCATCTTATCAATAGATTTAGTTAAACGAAATATTTATAATCCTAGAAGTGGTGGATATTCAAGATTAATAAAAAAGAAAAATCAAGCAAGGCGTATTAATAAAGACGAAAAAGTTTATTTTCCAGATATTGTATTTGCTGCTGGAGATTGTGCTGAGTCTATTAATAATGGCACTGCTGCAAAAGTTATTAATGATAATGAAAGTTATGAAATATTAAATATTGTAATGAATAGAAATGTAAATAATCACTATCATTTAAGACATATTGCAGGTAAAGGTGCTAATAAATTTTCTGTATGCAGTTGTCAGTTCGCAATTCATTATTTCTTTGAAAATGAGAAAAAATTAAATGGATTCTTTACAAATGTTGCTAATAATTTAAAACAAAATGGTATATTCTTTGCAACATTTATGGATGGTAATATTATAGATAATATGTTTAAAACAAAAAATACAACTACATTAAAGGGAATTAAAAATTTAGAAAGAGATACAGAAGTCATTACATGGGCAATTACTAAAAATTATGTAGATAATGATGAAAAATATGGTAAACAAATAGGAGTATTTATTGAAAATACCCAAAAAATAATTCCTGAATATTTAGTCGATTTAGATTTATTAATTGAAAAAGCAGCCGAATATAATTTAGAATTTTTAGAAACTAATACATTTGAAAAAGATTTTAATGATATTAAGAATAAAATTGATGAAAAAAATCATCAATTAAATAGACTTGAAATTGATATTCAAGAATTAGATAAAGATTCTGTTCAAAAACAATTTTCATTTTTGAATAGATATATTATATTCAGGAAAAAATAATTATTATAACAAACTTTAAAATGTAAATTTTTTTTTAATATTTAAAAATATATTAATATATTTAAATATAAATGATTACAATCTTATTGCCATTATATAATGGTATTGAATATTTAAATTATTCTTTAAATTCAATTAAAAATCAAACATATACTAATTGGGAATTAATAATAGGGATTAATGGACATTATAATTGTAAAGATTTTTATGATAATGTAAAAAAAATAGTTTATACTATTTTTGATAAAAATGATAAAATAAATATTTTAAATTTAAATTTATTTAATAAAATTGATACCTTAAACTACTTAACTAAAATAGCAAAATATCATTATATTGCATTAATAGATGTTGATGATGTTTGGTCTAAAGATAAATTAGAATTACAAGTTCCTTATTTAAATACTTATGATGTTGTTGGAACACATTGTTATTATATAAATAAAGATGGATATAAATTGTCATTCTTTCCAACATTACCAGTTGGTGATATTACAGAATATAATTTTTTTGATGGTAATCCAATAATTAATTCAAGTGTTATTTTAAAAAAATCTGATGCTGTATGGCAATTAGATGATATTAATATAAATGGTGTTGAAGATTATGATTTATGGTTTAAATTAAAGTTTCAAAAAAAAAATTTTTATAATATTGATAAAAAAATTTGTTTTCATAGATTGCATGATAAATCATCTTTTAATAATAAAAATAATAATTATGTAAATATTCTTATAAATAAATGGAGAAATATGTTTAATTTAATAGATTATTAAGTGTCACAAGACACATTAATGAACGCTCGTTAATTTCGTAACCACTTGTACTTGTTAGTAATTGTATAATTTGTTTTAAATCATTTGGACGAAGACAATGACATAGATAATAGTAAACATCTCTAGAACCAACTGTATTACCAATATAAACAGTAATTTGTCTTCTTCTTAATTTTGCAAGATGAAATCTGATAAGTGGAGCAAAATCTTTATCGATTCCTTTATTCATTTTAAATAAATTTCTCCTTGTATTATATGTTGTTGTTGCACTATATAATTTAAATAAAACATCTTTAATTGTACAAATTGATGTATGAATTAAATATGTTGGATCTATTTCTTTTCCATTAGTATCATATAGTTTTTCAATACTTGGATTATAATCTCTAATATAATCATTAATATGATATTCTACGCGATTTTTCATATATGTTGAAAGAATATTATACCACGGATTAGGATTACATGGATCAGTATCTTCTCTATATTTTACTTCATGTGGTGAAATTTTTGCAAGATGTGTATATCCATTAGAGTTTCTTTTAATAATGCATCCATAACTATTATTTTCTTTATTATTCATATAATTAAATGCTTCTTCGCTATTATTAAATTGTTTTGGATAAGTAATATTATATTTTGATAAAGGCATATCATCAATATTTACATCTTCACATGTTTTAATTTTTTTACTATTTATATGTATGATTTTTTTGTAATTATCACCTAGAATTATTTTATAATTGATGATATGGACA